ATTGTTAGTGATTTCTTTACTAAAAATATTATTTTATATAAAAAAGATTTTAAAAATAATAAAAATATTCCACTTAAAATTATTCAAACATCTAAAAATAGAAATGTAAATCAAGCATGTTATAATGCTGTTAAAACTTTTATTGAATTAAATCCTAATTTTGAATATTTTCATTATGATGATAATGATGTTATTGAATACTCTGTCCCAGTTGTCATTGAAGTGGTATTTAATAATGAAAATGTTTTTTGGGCAGAAACTGATGCCCACTTTAATCCAGTTGCTGCCGTGCTATCTGCTGTCAAAACAGTATTATTCGCACCAACGCCTAATCTTGTATCAACTGTTGAAAAAACATGAACATCACCTTTTGTTGTTAATGGTGAAGTAAAAACATTTGCCCATGATGGAACTCCAGCAGCAACTGTTAATACTTGCCCTGAACTTCCAATTCCCAATCTAGTGTTTGTATTGGCTGTTGATGATCGATATTCAATATCACCAAGTGTTGTTGATGGATTTAAGTTTTTTGTTGTTGTATCGATGGCAGTTCCAAGCGATCTAATCGCAGACGCACCATCTTTGACCAACGCTGTATCATCAGGCGTAGTCCATGAATAGTTGGTTGTTGTTGCCATTTATCTCCTTTAGGCGACTATTGTCGCATTTTCCCATGTAAGTATAGCGGATAGAGTGTTCCAAGCCTCACCGACAGGCACAGAATTCCATCGCATAGCGACTTGGCTGAAACTGACTGGTGAAAGATTTATTGTCAAAAATAGTTCTTTATATCTAGTGCTCCAAGACCAACCCTCAACATAACCTTCAAATTCCCCAGCAGCTATTTGAGTTGGCAAATTTTTGATATTTAATGGCTGACCCATAAATATGCCTAATAAAGCATCCCGATTGGCATCGCTTAATTCTGGACTTGTAATTGGGAATGTAATGCTATCAAAAACTGGCTGTGGATAAGCTCTTAATGAAATGTATCTGTCTGCGACTTCCTGAGCATCGACAGCTGAATGAAGTTTGCTGTTTATGCTTTCTCCTCGATAACCATAAAGAGCTATTGAAGTTGCACTTGTTGCGGTTTTTTGTGATCCATAGTTATTGCCATAATTTATATAAATATCATTGCGGATATCGCCTGATCTAGAAGTGGTTTTCAATCCTTGACCCAAAGCATGATTAGCCGACAGATCAGTATATCCATTGGCTGTCAAATAAGACTGACGATGATCTGCATCCGCATAACCGATATTACCTTCATTGTCCTCATATAAATATCCAAATGCAGAATTGGCTATATCCGTTGCAATGTTGTAAATAGTGTTTGGACTTGACGCTCGATTTTCCATTGTGTAAAGTCCGGGTTGATCGATCTCTCCAAGTCCAAGATTTACAGCGTTAGCCCAAGTTTCGGTTGCAGAATATCCAGACCAAGTTGAAGCTGCTGGGACATCATTCCATGCTCCAAGTAATACACTTGAAAGCAAAGTGTAAATCTGATTGCCATCCTCATCTTGAGATAAAATTCCATCAGTAATAGTTTTTGCTAATTTAACCAATGAACCCATTGCTAATAATGTGTAAGCAATAACAGTTCCAACTGATCCACTTTTTTGAACTTCCACAGTTACATCAGTTATATTCCCACCAAATAAATTTACATAAGTTCCTGAACTATTTTTAATTTGCAAAGCCAAACTGTCATTAATTGTAAAAGGTAGCGTTGTTCCATTTGTTGAAATAAGGCTAATTTCCAAATAAGAAGGAGCTGGTTGAGTATAAATATCATCTCGACCAGATTTATGCCGAATGTCGCTAATTGCAATGCTTGTATATTGAGTTCCAGCGACAGTCAATTTCCACTCAGGATTAAAGACAGTCATTAATTACCTCGAACGCTTTTACCACTCAATGCTGGAATTGACCTTGCTGATGATTGTGTTAATACCTTTGATACAGCTCTAGCCGCGCTCTCGCTATCCAAAGCCTGAACCGTAATGTTATTTGTAACAGTTGGTCCGCTTGATCGGCTTTCTCTAGCGTTTGGAACTTGTGACAGTTGTGGAATGCCAGCAGCGGATGGAGCGATGTTTGGGATTGCTCCGATATTTACACCCGGAATTATATTTGCAATTCCAATTAATCCATTTGCTAAAATAGTAACAAATCCGATTGCTTCTCTGAGAAATGTAATAAATCCTGCAATGATGCCAGCAACAGCATTAATTGCTTTTCCAAAACTTTCAGCACTTCTTTGGTTTTCTTGTAATCCAGCACTTAATCCTTGATCACCAGTTAATCCGGCAATAAATGCATTAAGAGTTGGGATGCCAGTATCGTTCAAATAGGTAATAAATTTTTCAACCTGTGGAAGTAAAGCAAATCCAAGACTTTCTTTTGCTTCTTTGAAGCCAACATTTAATCGATCAATTTTGCCTTGAAATGTTTCAGCGTTTGCAGCTGCTGCTCCACCATAAAGATCAGCAAGTTTTTGTTGAACCTGAGTAAATGAAAGCGTTGAGAGTTCTGCCTTAGATATGCCAAGACCTAATCTACCTAAAGCGACTGTATTTCCATCTTGAGCCTTGCCAAGAGCATTTGCAACCTGCTCTAAATCTTTTCCAGATCCTTTGCTAATATCTAAAGCAAGGGTTAATAACTTTTGTGCTTCAGCTGTATCTTTTGTTGATACTGCAAGTCTTTGCAAGGCTGGGCGTAGTTGATCATCTGATACGCCTGTGGCTAGGGATGTCTTTAGGATCATATCCTCAGTAGCCTTTATTTGGGCATCAGTTGCCCCTGTAGCACTCTTTAATGCAGCAGCCAACCTGAACTGTGCTTGTTCATCCTCTATAGCAGCCTTGACCCCATCAATGGCTAATTTAGTGCCATAAGCAACGGCAGCAGCAGCAGCGACTGCAAATGCAGCAGCAGCCTTCTTTCCAAACTCACCGATTTTAGTTGCATTGCTTTCAACAGCATTATCGGCTTCGCCAAGTTTCTTTTTAAGATCATCAACATCGGCAAGGATCGAAAGTTTAAGTGTGCGATTACCGGTGGCCATTAGACCCATTCCTTAATAATGCGATCAAAACTTTGTTCCCACTTGTTAATCAATTCAGGCTGAATTCTGCGAAGGGTTGGATAGATAAACCATCCACGCGAACCTCTGCCTTGCCGTCCTGAATATGAAGGGAACTGTTTGAATTTATTAGATCCAAACTCAATACCACCCCATAGGGTTTGCGTTGTAGCCCCACCTGAAAACTTCTGGCGTGCGAAACCATAACTGAACTCACCAATTTTGCTGGACTTCTTAATGCTAACGCCATCCGCGACTCTTTCCGCAACTTTGCCAGACTTTGTTCTTGTTTTAGCAGCTTGTTTAATTTCCTCTGATGCAAAATACGCCAGAGCAGCAGACTGCGCTCTTGCTTCCTCAGTAGCCTGTTCATCCATAAGTTTGAAGGCTTTGTAAATATCTCGGAGATCGGATTTGTTATATGCAATAGTTTCATTTGCCATACCTATCCTCCAATACTTCGATCGCTGTTAAAATGTCCTCTGCATCAACCCATTCGCTCATCGGTATCTGTGTGGCTATTGCCAACTCAACTAATAAGCGACTTAGGCTTCCTGCTTGATGACTTTTGGGTCTGCATCACCGCGAATAACATTCCAATCAGCAACTGTTTCCATCCATGTATCAAATGGCAATACTGGCTTTCCAGCAGCTTCTCGTTTATGAGCGTGATATGCCAAGAACATCAATCCTGATATTCCAGCCTTATCATCCCAATCTTTAATGCTTAATCCTGTGTGCTTTTCCCACTTCACCCACTCAGGAGTCTTAGCAATATAAATTGCTTCCTCACCTGAGTTGTATGTAATTGTAATTGTTAATTTCATTGTGCTCCCGGTTTCTTTTTTTAGCTAACTGTTAAAGTTGGCTTTGCTGTGCATTGTAGTGTAAATGAAACCTGTTGTGCATCTTTTCCATTGCCAGTTGGATTTGGAAATGATGGATAAACAGATCCTGTGAATACTGCGCCAGTTGCAGCTGTGAAGCTGTATGTCAATGCAGTATCTGGTGATGCTGATGCTGCTGCCCATAGTAGTTCGCAAACTGAATATGCTGCTCCAACGGATGCGCCCCAATCGGCAAGAATGGTTAGATCCATTGTTGCATCTGTATCAACTGTTTTGAATACTCGACCATCAAGAGTTTCATACGCTTGACGATCTAAAGTTGTGTTTAACGCAACTGAAAGTGCTTGGGCATCGTATGACTTACTATCGATAGTAAGAGCCAAATCGCGCCCTGTGATTACTGTTGTTGGCATTTGATCTCCTTATGTTTGGTTGTAGTAAGTCGAAACTCTAATATCTGCAATTAGCAGAGTTGATGCTCCTACTTGACTGACTGTTGGTCTTTCGACTGAACTGACTTCATATCCGCTTGGGATAACTGCCAGAACGCTCATTAGTAGTTGCTCGATATTATCTAGCGATGCTGGATTGCTATTATATGCGACCGCAACTGTTATGGTCATATTGATTTTGCATTTGATGACCGATTTATTAATTAAATCAAATTCTAAATATGGACTATCTGGAACCACTACAACGGCTGGTGGAATAACGCTTTCAGGCACAAAAGAATAAACATTTCCTGCAACACTTGCAAGAGCTGTCGCTAATGGTTGTCTAACTGCTGAAAGAATTGTTGATGATGGCATTTATTGAGCCA